ACGAGCAGTTTGGCAATGCCTACCAGTTCAAAAACCTTGGAACTGCACTTGGCGCACCAGCAACCATTCCATCCATCATGCGTCAAACACCAGCCACACCAGGCGGTGCAATGCCCAAAAAGCGCAGCCTCAATGACATTTTTGGAGGTTAATCATGGAAGACATCAAGGACAAAATCAAAGCCGCCAAAAAGGAAGGCTTTACTGACGTTCAGATCATTGACTTCTTGGCCAAACTTCCAGATGTCGGATCACAGGTCACCACAGCACTGGAAAACCAGTACAAGCCTGATGAAATCTTGAAGTTCTTGGGGCAGTCGCCTGCCTACCGCGAAGGCACAAAACAAAGCACTCTTCAAAGGGGATTGGCCAGCGCCATGGCTGGTCCGACTTTTGGTTTCTTTGACGAGCTTGCTGGCGCGGTTAGCGCACCAGTTACAGCCATTAGGCAGGGAATTCCATTGGGTGAGGCTTATCGCCAAGGCCGCGACATTGTGCGCGGCGCTGCCGAGTCTTATGAAAAAGAATCGCCTTACCTGGCGGCGGCTGGCCAAATTGCCGCTGGCCTGCCGCTGGCTGCTGGTGGAATGTTGGCGCAGGGTGTGCGTCAAATTGGTAGTGCAGTGATGCCAGCCATCCGGTCTGTTGCTCCATCTATTGCCCCGTCAATTCAAGCTGCTGGTCAATTTATGACAGCAGCACCCGCCACTGGTCAGGCTATGGGCCTTGGCCAGCGTATGGCGCAAGCCACTGGTGCTGGCATTGGCTATGGCGCATTGGGCGGCGCTGGTGCATCCACAGCCGACAACCCTTTGGACATCCTGTCTGATGCCGCCACCAGTGCTGCAATCGGCGGCGGCCTTGGTGCTGTGTCGCAGCCTGCCATGAGCATATTGGGCGCTGTTGGTCGCCAAGGTATGGCACGCATTTCACCCACTGCGGCTGGCACCTATGCCCAGCAAAAAGTGGCAGAGGCATTGATTCGTGATCGGCCAGAGGACTTGGCATCCAGTGCCTTGAATCGTGCCCAAACAAGACTGGCACGCCTTGGCCCAGAGGCACGCATTGCCGATGTGGGTGGCAAGTCCACCCGCAACCTGCTGGATGTGCAGGCCACACTGCCAGGCACCACGACAGATGCTGTGGAGCGTGCCATTCGTGAGCGCCAAGCCACCCGTGCTGGCCGCTTGATGACTGCTGCTGATGAAACACTTGGCACTGGTGGCGCTCAATTTTTACAATCAATTGATAATTTCAGCGCACAGCGTTTTGCAGAGTCGCGTCCATACTATGCAGCCATTGACAAAGTTAATTTGAAGGTTGACGACTCTTTGTCGGAAATATTTAGAAAATCTCAAGGTGTACAAGGCGCTTCTGAATTGCTGTTCGTGACCAAGACTGGACAGACTATTGACTTATCTAAACTCAAGCCTGGCGATGCAGTGCCCATGAATGTATTGGATACATTGAAGCAGTCTTTATATGACGCATCGAGTGGATTGAAGCAAACTGCTGGCAAATCACAAGCCAATGCTTATGACGATGTGCGTCAACAATTGGTTGATATTTTGGAAAAAAGATCACCCAAAGTTGGTGGTCAGTCGGCATACACATTGGCCATGAAGACATGGGCTGGCCCATCACAGATGATTGATGCCGCAAACACTGGCCGAATGGTTATGCGTGGTGAAATTCTGGACGTTCAACAAGCCACCAAAGGTCTGTCTCCATCAGAGATTGATGCATTCAGAGTTGGTGTGCTTCAAGGGTTACGTCAGCAAACTGGCACTGAGGCAGGCCAAACCACATTGCTCAAAATGTGGAAAGAGCCAGCAACGCAAGAGCGATTAAAAATTGCATTTGGCAATGATTACCGCACATTTGCGTCTGCTGTTGCTAAAGAGGCACGCTTGAAGGGTTTGGAGTCTGCTGGTCGTGGCAGCCAAACGGCTGCACGCCTGGCTGGCACTGCCGACCTCGACATTGCACCATTGGGTCAGGCGGTGGCTGCCGCATCCACTGGCAGCCCCACGGGCATCATTGCAGCCGCCACCAACTTGGCCAACCAGACACGCACACCAGAGGCTGTGCGCAATGAGATTGGCCGCATCTTGCTGTCGCGTGACCCACAGCAACTGCAAAAGCTGGAAGAAGTGATTCGGCGCGTGAACGAATCACGGTCACGGGCGGCTGGTGTTGCTGGCTTTGGCGCTGGTCAGATTGGTGGGATTGGCTCTGGCCTACTTGCCGACTGACCCAAAAAATGCAGCCACCAACGGGTCACGTTTAACGACCCGTCTTTTCTGTCTGCGCCTGGCATCCTTAAAAGCCTTGTCTTCGATAGACAAGGAACCCCGGTACTGTTGCACCCTTTGCGTGCTGGTGCGGCCTGTTGGTAGTGGGCAGTCAACGTCATCACCCTGCCCCAGCCTGTACTGTGGCCGCCAACGGTAACTGTCACCCGCAGGCATCCACCCGGCAATGTGGACCAGCCCCTGATCGTGCATGTCTTGCAGCACCCGCTGCACGGCGCGTCTATCGCAGTGGATGATGTCCATCAACTCACGGTCACACCTGGCCACACCATCGGCCAAGGCAATCAGCAGGCTGGGCCTGATGCGTGGTTTTAGTCCTCGCATTTTTCAGCCTCATCCAGTTTGACTTTCCACAGCGCCATCTCCCTGCGTTTGACTCGCTCCAGCATGGCCCGTGCAACATACGCACGGGTGCGCAGGTCTTGCGGGATGGCGTGGCCACTGCCATCAGGATCGAGCAGATCAGTCAGCAGGTCGATGCCTGCATCCAGTGCGGGTGTAAGGCTCATTTGAGGTCACCAGCGTCTTTGCGGTAGACAAGGCCGTAATGCATCAGGCTGGGCAACTTGAAGGCATCCATGGCCCCTGGGCGGCCTGCATAGGGCAGCAACTCTTTGCCATCGTATCGGCCAGCCATCTTGTCGATCATGGTGGGTGGGGTCTTAATAGATTGGTCGGCCATTTTCGATGCATCCTATGAGGTATTGAAGATTCTGAACTTTGCGCCATGCTTGGTCACGGGACTGAAGGTCACTCGGGCAATTGCGCACGGCATGGGCTGGCAATGCCAATCCTCTTGCATCATCAAGTGCGTGCTGAAGCTGGGCCTCCATGTCCGGCAGGTCGGCGGTGGTCAAGTCTTTGAGGCTCATGCCGACCACCCATAGAACAAAAGTGCAGCCAAGCCGATGCCAACGACAAGCGCGGTGATCAGGTCCAGTGCAGCCTCTGCACGGGCGTGCAGCTTGGCGGCGCGGACTTGGTAGTGCTGGTGATATTTGTGGTGTTTCATAGTTTTTCTTTCTGTAGAAAGGGGTGGGGGTACTCGCTGCACTGCAACCTTCATGGCTATGAGCCATGCGTCACCACAGCATCCGCTTTCCCCCCGAAAATCTGGGGCCGAAGCCCCGTGGGGTTACTTGGCCGGTGGGGTGTACTTGAACACCATGTTCTTGGCTTTGATGCCTTCTTTTAATTCTTTGAGTGTGTCGAAGCCACGAACGCCACAGCCAGGCTCATCAGCAAAGAAGTAATGGGGTTGCAACGTGACAATGATTGCGTTTCCAATGTCGCGCTCATCGTCAATGTGGGCCACACGCTTGCCATGGAAGGATTGCAGGCTGGAAATAGTGCTCATGTCGTTTTCTCCGGTTTAATCGTTACCCAGAACAAACATTTGTGCTGGTGAAACGTATTATGCACTAAATTAAAAGACAATGCAACAACCCTACAAAACAGTCAACTATTAACAAAGAATGCAAGTAAAATGCTGGCATGACATCTGTACACGACATCCGCACCTTGGCCAAGCAGCACGGCATCAGCATGAAGGCCGTGTGCTTGGAGGCCAAAATACAACAGCCCCAGGTCAGCAGATGGCTGAGTGGGGCTGTCGATCCTCTGTGGGGGTCAGTCAATCAGCTTGAGCAGGCACTGCTTAAGCTGATCGCTGCCAAGGGCTGATTACCAGTCATCACCCACATCAGCAGTGGCCACGGGTGCTGGCGCTGCACCACGGCTGATGCCGAAGTCGGCAGCAGCAGTCGGCTTGGCGCCACCCAATGGGTCACCCTTCTTCACCAACAGGATGTTGTTCAATCCAAAGCTGACCCCATTGTTGCCTGCTTGGCTGTACGCATAGGCATTCAGGCTGACCCTGATGTAATCGCCACTCACAATGTCATCAGACCCGATCAGGTCGTTACCATGCGTATCAATCGCACCAGGCTTGCTGGTGCTCTTGACGTTGCAAAAGAAATGGCCCTGATACTCACGGCCAAGTGGGCTGCCATCTGTTTTGGTTTCGGTGTCGCCATCCCTGAGTGGGTTACGCACGTTCTTGGGGATCTTGTCCCCAAACTTGGCTTGCAGTGCTTCCTTGGCCGCAGCCTTGAGTGCTGTCAGCGTGTCCTTGTCGGACTTGGGAATCAAAATCTGCGTGCTGAATTCATCCTTGCCATTCATCTCATTTTTACGAGCAGAGAGGGCAGAGAAATACGAGGTGCGGACCTCGCCAGTGGTGACACGAGTAGTCATGATCGTTTCTTTCAGATTGATCGTTTGAAGGTTTTCAGCGCCATCACCTGATGACGCATTTGCACTTTAGCACAAATATTTTCCTTGCGTCAAAAAAAATAGGGATGCACAATGGCGACTCATTTCAACCGTGAAACCGAGGAAACCGATGAACCTGTACCCACATCAAGAGACTGCCAAGCAGTTTCTTCTCACCCAGAAAAGGGCCATCCTGGCCGACCAGCCGCGAGTTGGTAAGACACTGCCCACCACGGCAGCAGCACTCGAAAACCTCCCTTGCTTGATTGTCTGCCCAGCCATCGCCAAGACGGTCTGGGAAGCCGCATTCTGCAAGCTGTCCAACGCCTCTGTGCGCGTGGTCAACGGCAAGAATGACGCGATGAAGACCACCAACCATCAGGTGGTCATCATCAACTACGACCTGCTGCAATACTTCAACAACGCTGGCTTTCAAACGCTGGTGCTGGATGAGTGCCATCGCATCAAGAACCCCTTGGCAAAACGCACCGCATCCGCATCCTTGCTGATGAAGCAGATTGACCGTGTGTATGCCTTATCTGGCACGCCTATCCCCAACAGGCCTATTGAACTGTGGCCCATCCTTCACGGCCTTGGCATCTATCGTGGCGGCTGGTACGACTTTGCGGCCAGGTACGCCAAGATGTGGAAATCGCCATGGGGCTTAGATGTCTCAGGCTCCAGCAACATCCACGAATTGAAAGCACTGATGAAGCCCCATGTGCTGCGGCGCAAAAAAGAGGATGTGTTTAAAGACTATCGTGATCCACAGGTGTCGCTGATCACGTTTGATCTGCCCAATGACAAGCGCGAACAGCATTTTGATGCCGATGCCTTGGCGGCCAACCCCAACGCCTTGCTGGCCTTTGAGGGCTTGGCAGAGATCATGAAAGAAGCGGGTATGCGCAAAGTCAATTTAGCAGCCGAATTCATTGATGACCTGCTGAACTCTGGTGAACCCGTGGTGGTCTTTGCGCATCACAAGGATGTGGTGGCCGAACTGGTCAAAGAACTCAAGGCCCACAAGCCTGTGACGGTGGTGGGTGATACGCCAAGAGCGCAGCGCGACAAGGCCATTGAAGCCTTCCAAGCTGGCAAGACCAAATGCATCATCGGCAACATTGCGGCCATGAGTGAAGGCGTGGACCTGAGTGCCGCAGACACCATTGTGTTTGTCGAATGCACCTGGTCTACCAGTGCATTGGAGCAGGCCAGCAGCCGGGTCGAGAACATCACCAAGAACGGCATCCAGCCCGTCATCTACATCTTGACCATCAGGGCATCACTGGACCACACCGTGCTTGCAAAAATCTTGGCTAAGCAAAACATCATCAACCAGATTATTTAAGCCATGTCCAATCCATTTGAAATACTTGAACCCACTTGCATCAGTTTCAGCGGTGGGCGCACCAGCGCATTCATGTTGCACAAGGTGTTGCAGGCTCATCAGATGAGCCTGCCATCTGATGCAGTCGTGTGCTTTGCCAACACTGGCAAAGAAGACGAGGCCACATTGAAGTTTGTCAACGACTGTGAAAAGCATTGGAACGTGCCAATCGTTTGGCTTGAGTACACCGATGCCGAAGAAAGTAAAGACCGATTTAAGGTGGTGACATACGAAACAGCCAGCCGCAATGGCGAACCGTTTGAGGCTGTGATTCGCAAAAAGAACTATTTGCCTAACCCGGTCACACGTTTTTGCACCATCGAGATGAAGATTCGCACCATTGCCAACTACCTGTTTTCTAAGGGTATGTGCGAAACGCGCAGTAAGGGCGAGTACATGAGTTGGGTCGGCATCAGGGCTGATGAGCCAAGACGCGCAGCCAAGATTCCAAGGGATCGCACGCCATTGGTGACTGCTGGCATCACAAAAGAAATGGTCGGCGCTTTTTGGCGTGAACAGCCTTTTGACCTTGAACTGCCAAACATCAATGGCGTGACTTATCACGGCAACTGTGACCTGTGCTTTTTGAAAGGCTCAAGCCAAACCATGAGCCTGATTCAAGAAAAGCCAGAACGAGCCATCTGGTGGGCCAGCATGGAGGCGCTGGCGCTGGCCAGCAAGCCTAGTGGCGCTGTCTTTAGATCAGACCGACCAAGCTACGCATCCATGCTTGAGTTTGCCAAAAATCAAACTGATTTTTTTGGCACCGATGAATCCATCCCTTGTTACTGCGGAGAATGAAAATGAAAATTGACCACAAAGAACGCGCCCATGCCAGACTGTCGGCATCCAGAATTCAACGGGTTATGGACTGCCCAGGCTCTGTGCGTCTGGAATCACAAATGCCTGATGAGCCACCGGGAGAGGCGGCAGCCATTGGCACAGCCATCCATGAACTGTCTGAGCGCATCCTGAACGGCCATGAGATCGATGACCCTGATGTCAACACCGACCACCTCGCCATGGCGCAGGAATACGCCAACTTCATCAACACCTTGGTCGAGAAGCCCCGCAAACGCATGATCGAGGTCAACGTGGATGCTGGCCTGAAGACCCTGCACCATGCCCTTGGCGGCACGGCTGACGCTGTGCTGGTCGATGGCAACCACCTCCATGTCATCGACCTCAAGACCGGACGGGTCTTGGTCGAGGCCGAGAACAACAAGCAACTGATGACCTATGCCCTGGGGGTCATGCGGCAGTTCAACGCACCCCTCGACATCATCTGCACCATGCACATCTTCCAGCCCCGTGCTGGCCACAGCAAGTGGACCATCAAGGGCATTGACCTAGTGAACCATGGCCATGACTTGGTTCATGCCGCCAATCTTGCACTCAGTCCAGATGCCCCCACGAACCCATCACCCGATGCCTGTAAGTATTGCCGAGCCAAAACCATCTGCCCGTCCATGCGCCAAAAGGTCCAAGACAACGCACGCAAAGACTTTGCCCCAGACACGGCCATCAGCCCCGAGATGATTGAGTTGGCTAAGCTGGCAGAGACATGGGCCGATGCCGTGCTGACTGCCGCCAAGCAGCAACTGACCAACGGCAGCACCATCGCAGGCTGGAACCTCAAGCCAGGCCGCAAGACCCGTTTCTGGAAGTCTGAGGAGTTGGCCGCTGCTGCATTAAAAGATCACCCCAAAGCCTTCACCTTGCGAAGCCCTGCCGCCATTGCTGACCTGAAGATTGAGGTGTCTGAAGACCTGATTGGCATCACCCATGCCGCCCCAAGTCTTGCCAAAGACAAGGCCAAAAAGTCCGAAGAATAGAATTCATTCCCTAACCTACATTTAACACAACAAAGGATTTCACCATGCTCAGAACTCATGAAATAAACCAAATCACTATTACTCACATCACGCCGAACAAAGGACAAACTTTTTCATTTAACTGTCCTGTATGCGGAACCTCACATTTCGAGACTGAATTTACACAAGAAGCACCCACAATTTGGACTTGCATAAACGGTCACATTTTTTGCGCTGAACTTTACCTTTCATCAGTTGATTCAATCAATTTGAGTTTTACATGGCTTAACAATCCAATGGAAAAGTAATTCAATCCCTAACCCCCAAAAAGAAAGCCCCTGCGTGACGCGAATCACGCAAGGGCCAAGTTCCCAACTAAGGAGTTTGCAGTGTCAATTTTACATGCTGTGATACATTTCACTCATCGCTTGGCAGCGATTTTTATGTAACAGGCCCAGGCCAACCCTTCTGCACGAGTTACATCGTGTCTGCCAACTGGTGAAAGCCAGAGGAGGGTTGACCTGGGTTTTTTTATGGACCCTACAAATGATGGATTGCACCAACACCATGCTTCTCTGGGACAGGACAACTGGCAATGTTTTGTTAAAGCCTTGGCCTGAAAAACCGGGTTACACAGAGCATTCCGCATATAGCTGCACGCTAGCTTGCTGGAAACATTACCGGGACGGCTCAGTAAAAGAGCGAACTCATATGCTGCTTCAGGAATTTGCTTGTCTTGTTGTTTCTCACAACATTGACCCAAACAAATTGCACAACGTGCTTTTGGGCTTGTCAGAGTGGCACGCTGTGCGGCCAGATCGGTTTAATCATGGCTAAGAAAACATTCGGATTCATCGCCCAGAACTTGGCCGATCTTGGTTACGAGCCAGTCCCCATCATCCGAGGCGAGAAGCGCCCTGCTGTGGACAAGTGGCAAGCTGGTGGGTGGGAAGCCCACACCCAGCAGTTCGAAACTAACTACACCGGGCTGCTGACCCGATTCAACCCCGGCGTGGACATTGATGTGTCAGACGAGGAACTGGTCCAAGCCATTCGCGCCATCGTCTTTGATGTGGCTGGGTGCCATGAGATGCCGCCACCCAGACGCATCGGTAACGCCCCCCGCGAGTTGCTGCTATTCAGAACCGAGGAAGAATTCGCCAAGGTCAGCACCGCTGCCTACGTCCTCAAGACCGACAAGGCAGATGCCAATGGCAAGGTCAAAGGCTCCAAGGTGGAAATCTTGGCCAGTGGCCAGCAGTTTGTGGCCTACGCCATCCACCCCGACACCAAGCTGCCCTACAACTGGAACGGCGGCGGCGAGCCTTTGGCCATGGAGCGCAGTAAGCTGGTCACGCTGGACGAGGCTCAGGCCAAGGAGATCGTGGCCAGGTGCGAGGTGCTGCTGTCGCTGCACGGGCAGCTTGTCGAGCGCAGATCCATCACCTCAGACTCAGGTGGAACGCTTGCGGACAGAATCCCGAACGAGCGCCAAGATGCCGATGACCCAATCCTGGCTCTGTCCGCAGTTGGCGCCATGCCCAACCCCAACCTGCCGTTTGACGATTGGCTGCGCGTCCTGTACGCCACCAAAGGCGCACTCAAAGAAGAAGGCCGCAGCGCCTTTATGCGCTGGTCGGCCAAGTCCATCAAGCATGACCAAGCCTTTGCTGACAAGGAATGGCAAAAGGCCCGGCCCACCATGCTGGGTGCTGGCTCACTCATATGGATGGCCAAGAAGCTGGGCTGGGCACCCGTTACAGCCATGCAGGTCGTGCAGCCTGTGGCCAACAGCGTGGTGGTGGACGAGGATGGCGAGGTGGCATCCCTTGTTTGGCCACATATGTCAGGCGGCAAAGCCCCCAAGCCGCTGAACACCTTGGAAAATTTTGCAGCCCTGTCCCGGTTTCTTGGCATCGAGTACCGAATGAACATGATGACGGGCGAGGAGGTGGTACGCATTCCCGGTATGCAAGTGGCCGAGGGGTCGGAGGCCAACAGCGCGGTCACCTACATGATGAGTCAGGCTCACCTGATGAGCCTGCCCTCCAGCTTGGTGCCAGAGTTCATGTCCATGATTTGCGCCCAGAACCCGTTTCACCCCGCCCAGCAGTGGGTGGATTCCAAGCCTTGGGATGGCGTGAGTCGGATGCAGGCATGGATGGACACCATCACAGCCGTGGACCAGCCCCTGAAAGAGCAGATGATGCGCAGGTGGGCCATCAGCGCCATGGCCGCCCTGTATAAGCCGGGAGGTGTCAGCGCCCATGGCGTGCTGACCCTGCTGGGCGACCAAGGCATTGGCAAGACCAGTTGGTTTCTGTCCTTAGTGCCGAGGGGCTTGGGCTTTGCCAAGGACGGGATGATCTTGCGGCCTGACAGCCCAGACAGCGTGCGCCAAGTCACCGCCAACTGGCTGGTTGAGCTTGGCGAGTTGGACGCCACCTTTCGCAAGTCTGACATTGCCGCCCTCAAAGCCTTCATCACCCAGGCCAGTGACACTTACCGACTGCCCTACGCCAGAAAGAACACGGTCAACCCAAGACGGACGGTTTTCTTTGCCTCGGTCAATGACTCAAAGTTTTTGAGCGACAACACGGGTAACCGCAGGTACTGGACCATCGACTGCACAGACATTGACTACCGCCACCAGATCGACATGCAGCAGCTTTGGGCCGAGGTCAAGACGTTCTACCAAGCAGGCGAGGATTGGTATCTGGATGAGGCCGAGTTGGCCAGCCTGAACGAGTCGAACGAGCAGTTCATGACGCTGGACCCGATTGCCGAGAGGCTTGAGACTCGGCTGGATTGGGATGCGCCAAGCATTGACTGGCACTGGCGTACAGCCACCGAAATTGCCATGGCCATCGGCTTGACCAACCCGAGCAGGTCGGATGTGACCCGCATTGCGTCCTATTTGCAAAAGAGTAAAGGGTGCAACCATAAGAGATCGCATGGCTTGACCAAAACCTTGGTTGCACCCTATGTGTTTGTCTGAGGTTGCACCAAGTTGGCAGGTTGCACCGAGGTTGCACCTGCCGCAAACCCGCATGGTTATTAGCTTTGTGCAACCTGGTGCAACCTGGTGTAACTACTTTACTTAAAATGGATATTAGTGGAATATGGCAAATAAACACATAGAAAACGCAAATAGAAAGGTTAAGCAATTGGTTGCACCCGTTGCACCCGTTGCACCCGATGACTTTTTGGACGATGACCGGGTGACCTGCGACACCTGCCAACATCGAGGCGACCAGCCAGCCGATGAGTTTGTGGATTTGGACAAGGCAAGGCAACTCAGGACCATGGGCAAACGATTGGGTATGCCTGGCGACAAGTTTGAGCAAAAGGGCAACTGGCTCAGAATTTCATGGATTGAAGCCTGCTGCTATGCGACTGGCTTTTCGCCACAACCTAGCCAACTCAAGCATCGATGCCATTTGTACTTAGAGGCAACTGTCCAGCCATCATCGGTAGAATCCGATGCATGGTGGCTCGACTGAGAAAAAGTATTGAACACACTGAACAGGTCAAACTGGTGCAGCGGGTCAGAGCCTTTTACCCTGATGTCATCATTGCGGCCATACCGAATGGGGGCAACAGAACGGCCTCAGAGCGCGTTAGGCTGCATCAGGAGGGGGTACTTGCTGGGATGCCTGATCTGTGCGTCCTTGAGGCATCTGGTGGGCATCATGGGCTTTTTGTTGAGATGAAGACAGCAACAGGTCAGCAGAGCAAAGAGCAGAAGGCTTTACAGTTGCAATTAAACAACAGCGGCTATCTGTGCGCTGTTGCACGGTCGGCCCAAGAGGGCTTTGAAATTATTGAGGAGTATTTGAATGGCAAGAAACTCATTGGCTGAAATTGCAGACCAAGGTGCAGCCAACATCGCGGCAGCACAAACACGCAAGGCCGAGGTCAGCATGGCCAATAAAGCAATTCACGCATTCGGTGGCGAAGATGCCATCATTGAATTCATTGCATCTGGCGGCACCATCTCCGCACTGTGCAAAGTATTGGGTGTGGGGAATACGACATTTGACAGGTGGGTCGAAAGAGGGGGCGAGACACGCACGGCCGCCTACGCACGCGCACGTGTGCGCGCAGGGCAGAGTTTAGCCGAGCAGACCATCGACATTGCAGACGCTGCAAGCCCTCAAGAGGCGCAGGTAGCCAAGCTGCGGGTGGACACCAGGCGCTGGCTGGCCAGCAAGCTATCAGAGGAATACAGCGACAAGCAGCAGCCTTTGGTCAACATCGATCTGGGCAGCATGGCACTGGATGCACTGCGCAAGAGAAGCCTAGATGTGCATACCGATAACTGACAGTACTTCGCACAACGTCCATTATGTTAAGTCGATACAGAGTTATCCACAGATTAATGGATACGTTTGGTTTAACTTGCAAGTTATCCACAGGAATCTGTGGATAACTGTGGACAAATCCCTGTGGACAAGCCGATGCCGCACCAGCCTGGGGCCGTGGCCGCGACCCCCCCCGGTGGCCGCCTTGGCGGGGGCGGCTGCTGCGGTACCCCACACCCATCCCCAACAACCCTGAAAAAATTTTTTTAAGTTTGTCAAAAATGTAACTTAGGGCACTTAAAGCAAATAAAGCACTTGCACACCCTGATGCAATTGCCTTAAACTGCAATTCCCTATAAACAAGGAGACACCGATGGACACGACATTTCTCAAAAGGGTACGCACGCTGTACCCGCAGAGCCGCCATCTGCAACGGCAGTGGATCAAGAGCATTCGGCATCTGGGTGCTAAGTGGCTGATCTGTCAGCCGCAGCCACAGGACAAACTGCGTGAGCAGGCAGCGGGGCGGTGGGCATGAACTGCTGTGATGCAAACGGCAACTGCCGACAGGGCCGTGATTGCCCGGTGAGGGGGTATTGGAAGAACCCACCTCAGACCAAGATCAGCGTCATTGCTGAAGACGAGCAGCCAACCCCGGCTGATGGCCAACTGGTCTGGGTGGTGGTGGCGTTTATCACGTTGATGCTGGGGCTGTTGACATTGAGGAGTTGTTTATGAGAGACACGATAGACATGGCGCGTGAGGCTGGCATTCAAGATGCACATTCCCGTGACCCCCACCCAGGTGTTATGGCGCAGCTTGAACACTTTGCCGAGCTTGTTCGTGCTGATGAGCGCAACCAACAGCCAGCAGTGCCTGATGCGTTTGGAACGCGAGAGGGTGAGCACCCCGAATACATCCAAGGCTGGAACGACTGCCGACAGGCGATGCTGGCCGCATAATTGACGCCTATGGCAAAAGAAAATGTGTTTCAGCAGTGGGTGGAGAGGTATCAGCCTGACCCGGTGCTGTTTGTGCGGGAGGTGCTGGGGGTAGATCCGGACCCGTGGCAGGTGAAGTTTCTCCAGGCGATTGCCCGTGGGGACAGGAAGATCAGCGTCCGCAGCGGCCACGGGGTGGGAAAGTCTACGGCATCAAGCTGGGCCATGCTGTGGTACTTCATGACCCGATCACCCGTGAAGGTGGTGGTGACAGCGCCGACATCCAGCCAACTTTATGACGCGATGTTTGCTGAACTCAAACGCTGGATCAACGCGATGCCAGCGCCACTCCAGGGCTTGCTGACTGTCAAGCAAGAGCGTATTGAGTTCAACGCTGCGCCGACTGAGATGTTTATCTCAGCCAGGACCAGCAGGGCCGAGCAGCCTGAAGCATTGCAGGGTATTCACTCT